ACACCTTAGATCCCTGGGTTGCAAGGTGGGAACAGGCTATTGTCCGTTCCTTATTTTCTGCGGATGAGAAAACACAATACTTCGTCAAGTTCAATGTGGACGGGTTGCTCCGTGGTGATTATCAGAGCCGTATGAATGGTTATGCCATCGGCAGACAGAACGGTTGGATGAGTGCCAATGATATCAGGGAACTTGAAAATCTTGACCGTATTCCGGAAGAGGAAGGTGGCGATCTGTACCTTATCAACGGGAATATGACCAAATTAAAAGACGCAGGAATATTTGCGGGAAAGGAGAGCGAATCGAATGAAGAAGTTTTGGAAGTGGAAGAACCAAAAGGTTCTGAATCAAGAGACACAGACGGAAACAGTGGAGAGAACACTGTTCCTAAACGGCACCATCGCAGAGGATAGCTGGTTTGATGATGACGTTACACCGCAGATGTTCAAGGAAGAATTGATGGATGGAAATGGAAACATTACGGTCTGGATCAATTCGCCCGGCGGGGACTGTGTGGCAGCCGCCCAGATTTACAACATGCTCCGTGAGTATGAGGGCAAGGTTATCGTCAAGATTGATGGGATTGCGGCATCCGCAGCTTCGGTCATTGCCATGGCTGGTGATACGGTGTTGATGTCTCCGGTATCCATGATGATGATTCACAATCCGATGACCATTGCTTTTGGTGATTCCGGGGAAATGCAGAGAGCCATTGACATGCTGAAAAGCGTGAAAGACTCCATCATCAATGCCTATGAATTGAAAACCGGAATGTCCAGAACAAAACTGGCACATCTCATGGATGCGGAAACGTGGATGGATGCGGGCAAGGCTGTGGAACTTGGTTTCGCAGATGACATCATCAAACGTAACAGTGGTGTGGACGATATGGAAATGCCACAGGTATCCATGCTGTATTCAAAGACTGCGGTGGTCAATTCCTTAATGGATAAGATTGCCGAGAAATGCAAGATACAGCAGAAAAATGAAACTGAAAACAGTAACAAAGTCAAAGCCGATTCGCTGATGGATCGACTTTTTTTAATGAAAAATTGGAGGTAGAAAGTTATGACTATTTTAGAACTGAGAGAAAAGAGAAACAAAGCATGGGAAGCTGCTAAGGCTTTCGTGGAAACAAAACGTGATAAGGATGGTCTGTTATCAGCGGAGGACGCAGCGACGTATACAGAAATGGAACAGAAGGTACAGAACTATTCTGCTGAGATTGAACGTATGGAAGCAATGGAGGCTATGGAAGCAGAACTTAATAAGCCAGTAAACACTCCGCTTACAGGAAGACCGATGAATGGTGGTAAACCACAGGATAAGAAAACTGGCCGTGCTTCTAACGAATATAAGGAAGCAATGCTTCAGGCAATTCGTACAAACTTCCGTAATATCAGAAACGTGCTTTCTGAAGGAATCGATACAGATGGTGGTTATTTAGTGCCGGAAGAATATGATTCTCGTCTTATCGAAGGTCTTGAGGAAGAAAACATTTTCCGTAGACTGGGCACAACAATAACTACTAGTGGTGAGCGTAAGATTAACATTGCTGGATCTAAGCCATCGGCAGCGTGGATTGATGAAGGCGAGGCATTAACATTTGGTGATGCAAAATTCGACCAGATTAACCTTGATGCACACAAGCTCCATGTAGCTGTAAAGGTTACAGAAGAATTACTTTATGACAATGCATTTGGTCTTGAAAATTACTTGCTTCGTCAGTTCTCAAGAGCTCTTGCAAATGCAGAAGAGGATGCATTCCTTAATGGTGACGGAACAGGTAAGCCACTTGGTATCTTTGCAGAAGAGGGTGGCGGAGAGATTGGTGTGACTGCTGCAAGTGCAACAGAGATTACAGCAGATGAGATCATCAATCTTGTGTATGCACTGAAGCGTCCTTACCGTAAGAAAGCGAAGTTCATTATGAATGATGCGACGATTGCGGCACTTCGTAAACTAAAAGATGAAAACGGTCAGTATTTATGGCAGCCTTCTTTACAGGCTGGGGAGCCGGACAGACTCTTTGGCTACGAGGTAATGACTTCTGCATATGTTCCTACCATTGCTGCAGGTAAGCCTGTTATCGCCTTTGGTGATTTTAGCTACTACAACATTGGAGACCGTGGAGTTCGTTCTTTTGCAGAACTGAAGGAACTTTTTGCCGGAAATGGTATGGTTGGCTTTGTTGCTAAGGAACGTGTGGATGGTAAGTTGGTGCTTGCCGAAGCAGTGCAGATCCTTAAAATGGGTGCATAAGTAATATAAGATTCCGGGGTGTCAGTATAGTTGCTGGCACCTTATTTCTATGGAGGTGGGAGCATGGTAGTGACACTGAGTGAAATGAAAAATTATCTTCGCGTGGACCATGATGATGACGATACCTTGCTTCGAAACATCATGGAATCTGCTCAGAAGATTTGCATGGATGTGGCAAGAACAGAGGATGAGGATGCATTTGAGGAAGAACCGGCTGCAAGGATTGCGGTCATGTATGCGGTTGCCTATCTGTATGAACACAGGGAAGAGGCAGATCATCATACATTGACGTTGTCACTACGTTCGTTACTCTTTGGGTGCAGACAGGAGGGGTTCTGATGAAGGTGGCATTACTGAATGAAAAGATTCTGATTCAGAAAGCTGTGGTTATAACTGATGAGATTGGGAATCGAAAAAATACTTGGGAAGATTATTTTTCCTGTTATGCAACTGTCAGTGGAGAAAGTGGTTTAGAGACAAAGGCAGCAGGCATGACTATGGAGAATACGGATATTACTTTTACTGTCAGATGGTGTATATCAGTCTCGCTGGTACATTCCACAGGATACCGAATCATATTCCATGATGAGATTTATAACATTCGTGTGATTGACCATATGAATTATAAGAAAAAATCCATCAAGATGAAGTGCCAGAAGGCGAGGCGATAGTTATGGCTTCTAATGTGGTAAACATTAATGAAATGGCAAATGTAATTATGAAGGGGCTAAATGAATATGCAGAGCTTGCTGCGGAAGAAATGAAAGAAGTAGTAAAACATGCAAGTGCCACAGTTCGTAAGGAAATCAAAGTAAATGCTCCTTCAGATACTGGAAAGTACGCAAAGAGCTGGACTGCCAAAAAGGTCGGGGAAACATCTCAGACACTGACGATGGTGGTTCACTCTAAGAATCGGTATCAGTTAGCACATCTTCTGGAATATGGTCATGCACTCCGGAATGGTGGAAGATATGACGGAGTAGTTCATATTGCACCAGCGGAGCAGAAAGGTATCGAACAATTGAAAGAAGAGATAGAACAGGCTTTGAAAGGATGATGGAATGGAAGAATTATTGCTGATGTTAAATGAGATGCAGATTCCTTTTGCATACCATCATTTTGCGGAAGGAGAAGAGGTGGAGCCTCCGTTTATCTGTTATCTGCTTCCGGGAAGCAACAACTTCTCAGCAGACGGTAAGGTTTATCACAAGATAAATGAGGTTCATATAGAACTGTACACTGATTTGAAGGATTTGGCAGTGGAACAGCAGGTGGAAGATGTTCTGGATGAATATGAAATCTTCTACAACAAATCCGAAGTGTGGATTGAGAGTGAAAAACTCTATGAAGTCCTTTATAGATTTGAATGGGAGGTTTAGAAAATGGCAGATAAGAATAACAAAGTAAAATATAATCTGAAAAACGCACACTATGCGTTGCTTACGATTGCAGAAGATGGCACAGTTTCTTACGCAACACCAACTGCGATTCCGGGTTCTGTATCTATTTCTCTGGACGCAAATGGTGAACCGGAGAACTTCTATGCAGACGGTATTGCCTACTATGTTATCAATAATAACATGGGTTACGAAGGTGATCTGGAGCTTGCATTGATTCCGGAGAATTTCAGAACAGAGGTGTTAAGAGAGGAACTGGATGATAACGGTGTACTTATTGAAAATGCGCAGGTGGAACTTGCTTCCTTTGCATTGTTGTTTGAGTTTGACGGTGACCAGAGACATATCCGTCATGTGCTTTATAATTGTGCTGCATCCCGTCCTGGTATTGAAGGCAAGTCCAACTAGGAGAGCCGTGAAGTGCAGACAGAAACACTGACAATCAAAGCAACACCTCTTTCCAGTGGTTTTGTAAAAGCGAAGACGGGAAATACAACAGATACAACCGTTTACAATGACTGGTATAAAGCGGTGTACATGCCGACAGTAACAGAAACTGACGAAAGTGAAGGTGTGGCATAATGAGCATGATTAAAAATATTGAAATTGATGGCAAGCAGGTGGCGTTCAAAGCATCTGCTGCCATTCCGAGAATTTACCGCATGAAGTTCCAGAGGGATATTTATAAGGATCTGAAAGCACTGGAAAAATCTATTGGAAACAACAATGGGGAAAGTTCCAATCTGGACATGTTTTCCTTGGAGATGTTTGAAAATATCGCTTTTGTTATGGCGAAACATGCAGATGCGAGTATTCCGAACACACCGGAAGAGTGGCTTGATGGATTTAATACATTCTCCATTTATCAGGTACTTCCGCAGCTCATTGAATTGTGGGGATTGAATGTACAGACGGATGTGGAGGCTAAAAAAAACTTCGTCCGACAGAGCGTGAAATGACAACACCGTTGTTCCTATTAAGATGTGTGCAGTTGGGCTTATCGATGGCAGATTTGGAGCTACTTTCG